TGGGGTGATGTTCTTAACAGAGCAAACCTTGGTATGGAAGTTATGCATGAAAGAAATGCACACAACTTCCCTCTTGATCTAGCATCTGCTAACGAGACAGAGGTTGCACTTGTTGCTCCTAGCATTGGTTGATAAAAATCCAACAACCTGATACAATATGGAGACCCTCACAAAAGGGTCTCCTTTTTTATTTCTTTTTTATAGATACACTAGGTAAATTATTCTTATGAAAATATTTTTAGACACAGCAGATGTCTCAACCATTCTTGAACATTTTGAGACTGGTTTGATTGATGGAGTGACAACTAATCCAACTCTGATTATGAAGAGTGGTAGAGATCCTGAAGATGTGTATCAGGAACTCGCTGAAGCAGGTGTAAGAGACATTAGTATGGAAGTAGTAGGAACTCGTGAAGAGATGACCTCTGAGGGTCGTAGGCTTGCCACTAAGTTCCAAGAAGTAGCAACTATCAAGGTTCCTTGTACACCAGATGGTCTTTATGTTTGTAATCAGTTAGCAAAAGACGGTACAAAGGTTAATGTTACATTGATTTTTGATGCTGCACAGGCAATACTTGCTGCCAAAGCAGGAGCAACATATGTTTCACCATTTGTAGGAAGACTTGACGATAACTCAGTTAATGGGTTAGATGTAATCAGTGATATATCTGAGATCTTTAGTAAGCATTGGATCAAAACTCAGATTCTATCTGCATCTATAAGAGGAGTGAAGGCAGTCTCTACTTCTTTTGCCCTTGGTGCTCAGGTAGTAACGATGCCACCAACAGTCTTTGAGAAGATGTATAATCATGTTCTTACCGACAAAGGACTTCAATTATTTGATGCCGATTGGGCTTCAGTAGTTGCTAACAATAAATAAATTTTTAAATAGGTATATGAAATTCACTGTTTATTCTAAAAATGGATGTCCTTATTGCGATAAGGTTAAACAGGTGTTAGAGTTATCTAAGTTAGAGCATGTCATTTATAAACTTGATGAGGATTTTGATAGACCAGGATTCTATTCTCAATTTGGTAAAGGATCTACTTTTCCTCAAGTTGTAGTAAATGACATGCAACATCTCGGTGGATGTACCGAAACAGTTCAGTATCTAAAGGAGAATGAATTAGTCTGATGAAAAAAGTTGACGACTTTGAAACAGTTTATGACATGATCGAACATGCCATTGAACTTGCGTTTGATGGCAAGATGCAACTTAAATTTTATGAGTTTTTAAAGTATCGTAAAACAAAGAAAGTAGAAGTAGATTCTTTTCTTCAGAGTTCTACTGCAAAGGAAATCTCTGATCAAATAGTAGAACTTCAAGAATATATTAAGGGAGGTGCTGACAACGATCATAAACAATTGCGTGAGGCTTATGGACATATTCCTAAACCTAAAGCACGTAAAATACAAGCATACCTTGCAGGTATTCTTGAAGATGCAGTGAGGTATAGACATGACAAAAGACCTGGAAGACGAAAAAAAGTCTCTAAATAATGACAAACCTGAGATCAATCGGGGTGTTGAATTATTGTTACGCACGAGGAGGAAAAAAAAAGAAAAACCAAAAACATTTCAAGTAAAGTTTGGAAAATTAATTGCACTCTGGAATAGAGAAATTGTTTTTCATTTTAATTTTTACTTGGATATCCGAAAAACATAAATCTCTGGAGGGATGCCATGTCAGAAACATTAGTAGTAACGTTGACACTTACGACAGTAATATCGTTGCTTGCATTATTGGTAGGAGGTATGATAGGATGGATGGCAAGACAACATTCATATGAAACTACACCCCAAACTGTGTATACTCACCCAGAAATGTTTGATGCAAATGGACAGTTAGTTCCTGATGAAATTTTAGCCCTAAGAATTGAAAACCATTATGACAACGACGAAGAAGACGACAACTAAGAAAAGAACTTCAACTAAAAAGGTTAAACTTCCACCTAATCCTTTTGTTCATGAGGTTCTTGATCTAATGAATAGTCAGCGAACTAAAGCAAAAAAGATTGAAGTTCTTAAAGAGTATGAGGATCCTGCATTAAAGGCTATTCTTATTTGGAATTTTGATCCTACTGCCATCTCTGTTCTTCCTGAAGGCCCTGTTCCCTATAAAGAAAATGAAGTCCCTGTAGGAACTGATCATACTTCTTTAAGAAGAGAGTGGAAAAACCTTTATCATTTTGTGAAGGGTGGTAATGATAGTCTTAGTGCTCTTCGTAGAGAGTCTATGTTTATTCAGATGCTTGAGGGACTTCATCCTGAAGAAGCTAAGATTATATGTTTAGTAAAGGATAAAGATTTAGAATCTGCGTATAAGATAACTTATGATATAGTACAACAAGCATACCCTGATATTCAATGGGGAGGACGTTCATGACTACTAAGACAGAGAAGAAACCAGAACCACCAAAACAAATTGAAAAAGATAAAGAGAATTATCAGTGTCAGATTATTTTAGAAAAAACAACAAGAGAAAAGGCACATGATAGGAACCTTCCTACTGATGCCTTTAATGTAGTGTATGTTGTAGATGGTAAAGAGTATCTAGATGTAACTCGTTCTGAAAAGATGGTCAATATTTTTGATAGATATTATGATAAATATGGCCCAGACTCGGTTAAAATAATTGAGTATGGGTGTGGGAATGTAAGACCCAATCTTTGGAATGTTAAATCACCTGAACGAAAAAAAAGAAAAAGGAGGCCTCGTATCGATGAATGATGAAGAAATCCGTCAGCAAATTAATGACATCATAGAAGGTGAAATTCAAAACGGAATAAATGAGTACCTTGAATCTCAGGAAGAGGAAAAATCCAATGAAGGGGGAGTAGGTTTTGTTAACAACGAAGAAGGTGCAAAGCAATTAAATGTTAAGGTGTCACAGGCAGAAGTTGATAGATTGGTAAAAGAATATAAGAAGGCCATGAAATATAGAAAGTCTAATCTCTTTCAAGCATCTCAGTTAGTGGATAAGAATGGTAACCAGTTGTAAAACTGTATCCTAGAATACAAAACTACTTGACTATATAATATACCTGTGTTAGTATTAACACAATCGTTCAACCCAAAAGGGTCGCAAGTAAGCCGACACGGAACGGATACGTTCATCCTCATGGAATTACTTCTCGCTAGTCTTTTAACATGTGAGTATGCTACAGGTCTGGTTGACCACATTTACAAGCAGCATACTGACACTCCAAAGTCTGAACTTATTCAGATTGTGGCACAGAGTACTGAGAAGGGATGCTTTGAGGACGCAAATGCCGACTGAAGGAACGGGGTTATCCACCCTATCCGAGGACAAGCCAATGGCACAAGTCACTTACCGTGGAGTCAAGTACGACTCTGAAGCGTACCGTCAAATGGTACAAGCAGAAACTCAAAGAAGAAACCATGATTTAATGTATCGTGGTATCAAAGTAGAACGTAAGTTCGCTTCTAAGAGTTAGATGACAAGGGGGTTTACACACCCCCTTTTTTAATGTATAATTAACTTGAGGAGAATGAGTATTATGGCACTACACATGAGAGAACAGTTATTAAGAGCAGTCTTAGCCCATGCACAAGGAGAGATTGCAAAGCATAGAGCAAACGTAGAAGTATATTTGGAACATCCAGCAGGTATTGGTGAGCATTCTGATATCACTGAAGCAATTCAAGTGGAACTTGATAAGATTGCTAGGTATGATGATCAAGTAGAAGTTATAAACAAATATTTTAGGTCTAGTCATACCATGTCAGATATAGACAGACGATCTAGTGAAACATGAATAAAGCAAAGTTAAAAGTTCTAGTAACAGCTCTTAAAGAAATTGTAGAGGAGTTAGAATCGGAAGTATACTCTGACATAGAATCATATGCTACTGCTCCTCCATTTTCTACTCCACCCACTGATTACGATGAGGTCTTTGATGACGATGGATACCCAGATTAAATTAGTAAGTGTAACACCAGATGCTGAACAGCATATGGCATATGTGGCTCGTGTTAGCAACCCTAAGAACCAAGACAATGATAACTTTGCTGGTCTTCTTAAGTATTGTATCAAGCACGGTCATTGGAGTGTCTTTGAGCAAGCATTCATGACAGTAGAGATCAATACTACTAGAGGTCTTGCTGCACAGATACTACGTCATAGATCATTTACATATCAAGAGTTCTCTCAGAGGTATGCTGACAGTAGTATGCTAGGTAAGGAGATTCCTCTACCAGAACTTAGAAGACAAGATGATAAGAATCGTCAGAATAGTATTGATGATGTTGATCCTCTTTTGGTACAGGATTTCAATGCAAAGATGCAGAAACATTTTGTAGATGGGATGCACCTGTATAAAGAGATGCTTGAAGCAGGGATTGCAAAGGAGTGTGCAAGGTTTGTACTACCTCTTGCTACTCCTACAAGAATCTATATGACTGGTTCTGTAAGATCATGGGTTCATTATATTGACCTACGTTCTGCACATGGAACACAGAAGGAGCATATGGCAGTAGCAGAAGGAGTTCGTTCTATTTTTTCTGAACAATTTCCTACTGTTGCTCAAGCTCTTGACTGGATTTCCTAAATAATTAACTCTATTGTATTCATATGGCAACATACCCCGTCGTTAATCAACAAACTGGTGAACAAAAAGAAGTCGTGATGAGCGTTCATGTTTGGGATCAGTGGAAAGAAGATAATCCTGATTGGGTTAGAGATTTTTCTGACCCTTCTAAGATGCCAGCTTTAGGAGTTGAGGTTGGTGAGTGGAGAGATAAACTCGTCAATAGAAATCCTGGATGGGGTGAAGTTCTTCAGAAGGCTGATAAAGCGGGAGGTATTGGAGCACGATTAGCCAAAAAAGGTATTGGTACAACTCAGGGGGACGATTAATTATTATGCCAAGGAAAAAGAAAACATCAGATCCAATTGGGGTGGGTCTAAGTATGTCAGCAAAGCAGATGAAGAGAAAGAAACCAATTAATACTGATATGATGAGGGATATTGAACCTCTCACCGATAATCAGAAAAAATTATTTGAGTCTTATAGTAAAGGAAAAAACCTTGTTGCTTATGGGGCAGCAGGAACAGGTAAGACTTTTATTACTCTTTATAATGCATTACAGGATGTACTTGATCCAACTACTCCTTATGA